CTCATCAATGGGTTCTCACTTAGCATCAGTCCATACTGTACAAGATAAAGAACGGAAATACAACCATTCTAAACTTGTCTTCTTGGAAGATGGTAAGTTTGGGAAGACCAGGATCGTTGCTCTAGGTGACATGGTGTCACAAAGTGCATTGACTGGAATTGATAAAGTTCTTATGGATATTCTCCGTTTGAACAAGATCAATGACGTAACCTTTAATCAGGCCGCCCTCCCACAATACATGAAATACCACAGCTACAAGTATGGGGCACTCCCAGCGACATCGGATCTCACTGCATTTACCGATCGTCTTCCTAGAAGGCTCAACCAGGAGTTGGTTGGTTACCTTTTCGGGAACGATATTGGTGAACTTTGGGGGAAAGTAGTCTTCGATAGAAGATTTACAGTCTCAAAGGACGCAGTCAATAACGGAGTTCCAGACCACGTTAGCTACGCGGTCGGAAGTCCCATGGGGTTGTTAACCTCATGGTCAAGCTCTGCTATTGTCCATCATCTAATCATCGATTACGCGCATGAAATATGCGGGATTGATAACCGAAGCTATATAGTTTTAGGAGATGATGTAGGGATCTGGAATCGACAAGTGTACGAAGTGTACATCGAGTTGATGATGCTGCTAGGAGTGGAAGTAAATAGAGTCAAATCTACTAATAGCCCAACCTACTGTGAGTTTGCCAAAAGATTATTCATCTTGAAGCGTGACCCACAAAGCAGGAAGGATTATATAGAAGAAGTGACAGGTTTGCCTGGTTCCGCAACTGCTCAATTACAGAGCGGTTCCACTAGTGGACTTTCTGGGTTTTTAAGCCAGTTAGCCGGCAGATTCTCAATCTCCCTTCTTACGAAGGGAAGAATGAACTATTCACCTCCTATACCAGGATGTGCGTGTGCTCTCGCTCTTGCTCAAGTATTATTATACCTCTATGAGGTAAACTATTCTAGCTACAAGAGGGCCACAACATATCTTTCATCATGGGTATTTAATTCAAGGAATAGCCTTTTACAGCTAACCTTGAAAATGCCAAGACATTTGAGCCCTACGGGTTCCGATCTCTTGACTAATACTCATGGTATTTCTATTAACTTCGAATATGCAAGTCTTGTTGACTTCCTCAAGCTTCAAGATATTGCATATGAAAAGAAAAGTGACAGGCTGGCAATTTACCAGCTTCTCATCTTTAGAAACATGAAAGATGTTATGGTTGAAAGCACCAAATACCTTAGCTGCCTTAGTGACAGAGGTGATGACTCTAACATTCAGATGATCCTAGCGGAACATCTGTCTGGGTTGAGCTCAACTTTATCACGTAAGGTTCTAAACTTCCTACTCTCAGACACTGATATGATGTCAGATGAAGCCGTTAAAAGCCTCAATGATTATCAAACAGTAGATCTTTTGAACAGATTAGAACAAGTCTGCAAAGCCCAAAAGATCCGAAGGAGAGAGATCTCCATCGAAAGAGATAGTAAGTTAGGTAAGGATCTGATTACACTACTTAATGTAGAAAAGTATGAAGTTGCTTTGGAGACATGGAAATACTTAGACGTTTTCCAATGTTATTCCGAACAATCCAGTACTATTGACGATTATGTTAGTCGATTGGATCTAGGTAAGACCCAAAAGGCATATCTTCTTGATGTGTCCAAACGGTTTTCAGACGAATGATAGGCCCTAGCATTATGAGACTAGTATCTCTCATAACCGCCCGGAAAAGAAGTTTAACCAACTTCCCCGGTACCCTCCCTGCCTAGAGAGGAGCAGTGC